AAAGATGCGCACCCTCCCAGAAAAAGGAATAAAATCCTTCTTCCGGGTTAGTGGGACACCTAGGTCCTTCTGAATACCGAGAAAGACTAATGTCAAGAAGACAAAAGCCTCGATCGGGAAGCAGAGGGCCGAACCCATACTCGCGTACTTGGCAAGGCGCAAAACGCCAAAGCCAGGCACGTCAGCTTTTCTAGAGCGTGTCGCATCCAGGGCTTCGTAAAACCAAAGCCAAGGACTTGACATGACCCGGACAAGCTGATTGGAGACTCTATCGGATGCCTCGCTCAAATCGAGCGTTGCTAGGTTCCCTTTGGAGGAACCTATCATGGCTAAATGCTGATTAGGCACTTGGTCATTGAATCCAACGAAGTCCGAGAGGATGTCATCCCTCTCGAACTCCTGCATCAAAGCTTCAAGAACGGCCTGCTGCATGTACTGCATACAGGTTGGTTCAATAGCGATGATGCGTGGAGTCTTCAACGTCTTAGGAACAGTAACGATCCTTACGGGTCGTTCTGCTCCGGGTTCGAGGTAGGTGATTGGCAGTGGAGTACTATCTCGTCCGAGATAGTGGCTCCAGCTTGGGTAGAGGTATTCACTAGCAGTGAACACTCGCTCCAAGCGCTCGGTCCATTCAGTCTGAACGTACTTCCCGTTTCCAAGAAGTCCGTCAGCTGTTGAGCCGGGTCCGTGTTTTGGGACGATTTCCCCGTTGTAGACCTTTCGGTCCACACGAGAAAAAACATCCCCAAACAGCACAGTACTGAGCCTAGCGAAATCACGATATTCTTCGTGAGTACGCGTCTCATCATGTGCCCGTACCTCCTTCTCACACTCGACAAACCGACGGATTGATGCGCTTACTCTTGCATCGCTGCAAGGCAAGTTAATCTTTCCGTACATCAGAGTGATCTGACGTACAGATTGAATCGCATCAACCTTGGGATCGTCGAGTAGGAGCCCACTAGTAGGGCAGAAAACGAGGCTGGTAAAACCTGAGAGAAATCTCGGGAGATACCCTGACTTTGAATAACCATTAAAGTCAGATGAGCATACCTGCCCGCGGTCTAGACATCTTTCGAAGTCACGACCAAAAGCAGGAAGGGATATCGTAAGAAACGACATCCCCTCGTTTGCAACCCTCCTCGTGATCGTTTCAAGATCACGAGTGGTGCTAGTGCAACACCAGGTCCCCAAATCATTGAGGACCTCGCGCAAAAGTAGCATGTGGCTTTTCATCTAGCCCCTCCCTAATGGGGGGTGTTAGAGTCCATTGCCATAGCTACCAACCCTGTGTCAGTTCTCGCCACCCAAAAGCTGGGTAACGCGAGCACCAGAAGATGCAGTGAGGTAGGCGGTAAGACCGTCTACAACCTGCTTCTGCTCGGCGAGGGTGTATCCAGCCGTCGGCACATCTACAACAAGGTAAACTCCCATGCTGTAGAGAGTGTTAACGGACGAATCCATCACGTCGGCAGTGAGCTTCTGGTGATCAAGACGAATCTGTCGTCGGTTACGCTTACCATAAGCGTGACTGACGGTCAGCTTGACCTCCCGGTCGTCCTTAGTGAACGCTCCGGAATCGAGGCCATTGCTAGTTCTCGGAAGAGACTTAGCAATCGAATTGATCGTGACTGACTGCGGGTCGGCAAAAGCCATGACTATCTACTCCTACACGGTTCTGTTCACAGATTTTGCGAACAGTACCTACCGTGCCATATGGACACGATAGTTAAAACCAGATGTCTAAGACATCTGTCCTGGCCCTCGGGCTAAGCCCAAGGCCGCCAGAATGGCCCATTGCCTACCACTAAACGTAGCAGGGTTAAGGCCAAACCCAAAGGGTGTTGCCTTACGCCGCAGTTTGCGGGTCGTTGTCCATTTCTGGCTCAACGAAGGTGACGCGCCACTCCAAGTTAGAGTGGAACCAGAGAAGAAAACTTCTTTGGTTATGGAGGTTTCCTTCATCACGTAACCCCAAGGCATAACAAGGCCGTCGTTGGCAAACGCAGAGATGTTATGAATAACATCTCCCATGTTTGTAACCCAATCGGCGGCCCAGGTCCAGGGTGTAAGATTCCAAAGGACTTCCGGTGTTAGCCGGAGACCAAAACGCTTCGCAGCGAGTTGCTCTTTACGAGCCAGTGACCCTTGAGGGGCCAGATGGTAAGTAAAAGTTCCTTCGAACCACGTTCGCGACCTAGTGGTCGTGACAGTGTGTCTTACCCCTGTAGCAGTAGAATAGCCGGATTTGATGACAGGAACAAGCCTTTGGCCTGTTACTCTCGTCTCTTCTGAACTAATCTCCTGCGGGTAGTTATAGGAACGACCTAGTCGCACCCCTGAATTCCGCTCATAGCTTTTCATTATCTCGTCAGAGTTAATGATCGCATTTGCGAGATCCAGTACATCGTTGACCAAGGGACGCCAGCCAAACTCGTAATTGAGATACTCAGAACCCGCATTGCGGGCCCTAAGTGCTCGATCACGCATGGCTTCCGCCCCTACTATGTGGGGAATTCCTTCCCTACGTAGCTCGGCCATCGCAGTGACTAGATTGACCAAGGGATTAGTAGGAATCACTCTGGCTATTGCAGTTGTCCCGAGAGCATCTAACTCATTGTTAGACGCAACAGGTACACCTGGGAAGTCAGAATTCTTCACTGGGCCGTGTGCGTAATACTTACCGAAGTAATTATACGCATTGCCTGATGGAGAAGTGCTAGTTCGGTTGAAGATCGGACCATATTCTGATCCGAAATACTCCCTTCTAACACAGTGAAAATGCCCCCCGACATCATGCTTGCCAAGCCCCCTAAGGGGATGGCCGCCTGAAACGAGGAGCTCCTGGTACCCTTGAGAGATGTGCTGACCTTCTGGATCTGGTGGTCTTGGTGCGGAAGAATTTCCGTACCATTCGTACCAGGGGTCGTTTTTGAAGACCTCCAGAATAGTCTTTGCCATCTTCCTCTAACCTCTCCTTTGGGATGGAAGCGACCACCGTGCCAGATTTAATCTGGTTTAGGTGGAAGGGTGTTGTGCTTACGCACTCCGGCTGCC